AGGATTTAGAGGAAATATCAATGAATCTACTCAACGCTTTTGATAGACACAAAGGCGTATCAAAATACAATGAAAAGATGATAGCTAAATACAAGAAAGACCTTATAAAGTATTTTAAACAAGACGAACTCTAGGAGAAATATGATTAAAAGAGATAAAGATGGAAATATTGATTCAATATTTATAGAGTGGAGTCATCTGGATATTAGTAATGAATTAAATTCTAAACAAAAATCAGATGTATTAGGCTATCTTTATAGATACCATGACGCTGATATTGGTATTAACTGGCAAACTGTAGAATATTGGACTGATCAAGTAAGGAGAAAAAATGAAACGCAGTCTAATTAGAGACCATTTACAAAACCTTAAAGCTGTACTCAGGAAGATTCTTGGGTACAGCGTAACAGGTGATAAATATGTAGACGCACTTGATGGTGCGTTAGAGAAGATAAGTCCTGAATCAAAGGAGAGAATAGAGATAGAAGTAGGACCATTTAAAGGCATAATGGCTAACGAAGGTGGTAATCTTATTGTAGATGTAGAGTTGTTACAGAATGGTGAAAACCTAGAGTCTTTAATCTATTATTCCAAGGATGTAATAGACGATGAAATCATAGGAGAATCATGACGGTTTTTTGCTTATCTGTAATAGCTTTTATAATAATAATCTACGGATTCATTAAAGTTTTAGTATGGTTTGACAACAAAGAGTATAAATAAAGGATAATAATGTATACACCAGAAGAGTATGACAAGGTAGTTAATAAGCTAAGAACATTCTTTAGAGAGGCTAAAGGATATATAGAGGTAGATGGACAAAAAGATTTATCTATTCTTAGTGCATGTGAAAACCCACACAGCTTAGTAAAGTTTGAATTTGCTGGTTCTGAATGGTCTCAACCACAAACGAATCAAATGCGTTTAGAACATTATCTAATGAACAACCCTGAATGGGAAGGATGTTATTCTATTACAACATCATACAGGGATGAGAAAGAAGAAGATATGATACCTAATCGTCATTTAAGAAGCTTTACAATGTTTGAAGTTGAATCACATGGAGATTACAATCGACTCTTAAAGGTGTTGTCTGAATTATTACAATATTTAGGATTCTCAAGTCCAAAACATTATGACTATCAATATATAGCAGAGAAGTTTAATTCGCCAACTGTTGAGGCAGAACATGAGGTAGAATTAGGTGATAACAGCCCTGTGATATTCTTGAAGAATTTCACTAAAGCATCTAACCCATTTTTCAATATGAAACAGAATGGTAATACCTATAGAAAGTGTGATGTTTTACTAGCACCAGTTGGAGAAACAATAGGATGTGCTGAACGCTCCTGTGATATAGAAGAGATGAGATATAATTTCTTAAATCAATCCGATGGTCAATATGCTCAGACTCTATATAAACAATTTGGTAAAGAAAGAGTTATGCAAGAATTAGAAGAATACTTTAAGAATAAATTCTTCCCACGTTGGGGATTTGGGCTGGGGATGATGCGTTTAATATCTGCAATGAAACACCAAGGATTATTATAATCTATTAGTAGGGTGGCGGAATTGGCAGACGCACAGTCCTGTTTAGACTGCGGTATTTATACTTTGTAGGTTCGATTCCTACCCCTACTGCAAAAGGAGTAATATGAAGATAAAACATGGTTTGAGTGAGCCAAAGGATTATCACGCTGAATGTGAGATTAAAGGCTGTGGTAATTACTTTAATATAACATATAAAGACACAAATGGTATGTGTAAAAGGTGTAATCAAATAGATGAGAAGTTTAAAAATGGAAGAAATAGACCAAATATGGAGATTTATCATGCTGATTAAACAACTAGAGGACCAATTTCATGATTGGGATTTAAGTGATGATAAAAAGTTTAAGACACAAGTGTGCTTAAGCTTGCTTGTAATAGCAAAGTCATTAGATAAATTGACTAAACCTTACGATAAAGATAATGATAAGAAAGAGTATATAGAAGAAAAGGTAATGAAAGAAAAACCTAAAAGAGCGAGGATAGGTGGATGACTTATGCAGTAAAGAAAAGATTAGCAAAAGAGTATGCCGAATTAAGAGGTAAAAAAATACCTTTTGTACATAAGGGTTTAAAGTATACCCTGAAAGATTTGATTGCTATGCTTGGGAGAACACAGCATTCAATGATTAAGATAAACGGAAAGTATGAACTTAACAGATCACGCTTTCCAGAGTTAAAGAATCTGTAGAGCCCAATAATGATTGGACAGCAAGGACTTGCAAAATCGGCCAGATTAAGGCCTATTTTAAGGGTAAAATCTGGCCAATCTTATTGACAGAGTGTAAATAGTGGAGTATAATGGACAATAGTAGCAATTATCTATACTCCACTTGTTACATTAAAGGGGAACTATTATCCTCTAAAGTGGTTACATTTTCAAAGGAGAATGAATGACTTTAGAAGATATAAATAATAAGCTAAATAATGTCCTGATAGATTTAAAAGCAAATCAACAAATGCTTTATGATTTACTCAGGAATTTAGGAGTTGATATAAATGCGTACAGAGAAACTTATACAGAAAATTATTCAGATGATTCGGAAAAAGAATTATCAAATTATAGACTGTAATAAAAGCATATCACATACTAAAGAAGGACACTTAGTATTACATCCTTGTGATGAAGAAGATTTAATTCATGCTATAACTCAAAGTCTGGGACATCATGAGGAAGTAAAGGGGCATAATGGTTCTGTGTAGTAGCAACACTACTATGCCCTAATAATTTAGATACTTGGAATATACCTAACCCCTTTTTTTTAATAAGGTTATAACCAAAGGTTCTACGCAAATCATGTATCCTTGCGTTTTTAATTCCTAGTTTTCTAACATTATATTTCCATCTAGCCTCTGCACTATCAATAGTGTATTTCCATAGACTGCCTTGGTCTTGCAGAACAGCTAAGGCTTGAGGCGTGATTTTAATCTGCCTTTCACCTGTCTTGCCTGTAATCTTTCCATCTCTAATATCAATAGAGTTTAAACTACACGCCTCCCCAATACGAATACCTGTATAATATATAAATCGAATAAAACGCTGGAAGTTATCATCTTTAATCTGGTTAAGAATTAAATCAAGTTCTTCATCTGTGAATATGCGTGTTCTTCTGATATGTTTATAAGATATATTAGAAAGCTTCTTTTGATTAGTCTTAAATCCGTTCTCTAAGCCCCAATTAATTACTCGATTGATAGTTCTTACTACCATATTACGATGAGCCATGTTTTCAGGTAAACCATTTTCAAGAAAGGTTTTAATCTTTTGGGAGTATATCAGGTGCGTTGATTCTGTAATATTATGATTGGCTTTTAAAAAGCGTTCACATAATTTAGGAAATGAAAGTTTAGTAAACTTGATTTCATCAGGGTCACTAGACCTGAGTATCTTTCGTTCTACTTGTTTTTTGAGTGATAAGGCGAGTTTGCGGTCTTTTGTTCCAAGAGACTTACGGATACGTTGACCATTGTGATTGATAGATATATACCAAGTATCTCTATCTTTATATATACTTGACATTTGCCCTCCAATTTTGGTCAGCATATGGTCAGCATACAAAGGAAAGGTGTACCGAGGGTGGGACTCGAACCCACACGAACATAAGCTCAACGGATTTTGAATCCGTCGTGTCTACCAATTTCACCACCTCTAAAGCCTTTTTTTGCTGATTATGCTGTCCTCTTTTAGTCAGCATATAGTCACCATGACTATTTCATAATCTTAATCATTGTTTCAAGATTACTAGCAATTTCTTGAAGGGTAATTTCATTCTTTTTTTCATTATCAATCAACTTAATTGTTATAGCCTCAAGTTTATTGACTTCTTCCTTGACTTCATTAATCTCATTGAGTAAGTGTTCTTTACCCCAATTAACAAGTTTTAAAGCAAACCATGCTAACCCAATAGTACCTGCAACAGGTAGACCTAACTCTTGTATTAATGTTACATCCAAGGTTTAAATTCTTTAAACAATTTGACTGATAAATGGGTGAGGGTTACAAGTAATATTAGTATTCTTAATACTTCAGGTATTATACTCCAATAACTAAGAGCAACGCCACTAACTCCTGTTACTGCTGTACCTGCTGTGCTATCTATAAAACTTTTGAGACTGTCCATATTATTCCTAATTAAAAATTGAGTTGTTCTGGCTTTGTACAGACATGCCTATCTGTACTAAATTTTGTAATGCTATTAGTATTTTATACCATATAAAGCACATGAATGTTTTGTAAAACAAATTAATAACTGACTCAATGCTGACTTTAATGTCCACTATAATCCTGCCTTTTCTAATTCTTCGTTAATAAAAGCAAACGTATCTTCTCTATCAGCGTCTTTCATACGACCTCTTAGTTGCTGATAGTATCCTAGCAATACCTGTACTGAGCCAAATATAGATATTATTTGAGCTTTGAATTTCTCAATAAACTCGATGAACTTATCATAATGTAAGTTAATTCCAGTCATTTCCTCAACAGTTGAAACCATACTTACAGTTTCAGGGTCAAGTAGAATATTATTAATACCAAAGAACAGCATTGCAATAGAGCCACCATTAACAGCAAATCCTGAGTAGTTAATCTGCTTTGCTCTGTTATGAGCCTGTGCCAACCGTTCAGCTCGTAGTAAGCTTTCTTTATCAAGGTTACGAGGCTGTTCATCTAGTACCTCTTCTTCTTGGGTTTCTTCTTCTTGGATTTTGTCCTCTGGTTTACGAGAGAACATTTCTGGTTCTTTAGGTTTGAAATTACGCTTTCGTTCAAAGCTAATTCCTCCATCTTTATTAAGACCTCCATTGGACACATTTAATTATTCCTTAAACAGATTTTAATGATGGACCACTAAATAAACTCATATTGTATTTATGTAGTTTTCCATCTACTTCATAAAATATATTATCTTTAAGTTCTCCTAAAGAGCCACTAAATGAATCTTCAATAAATTGAGCATGGTCTAAAGCATTATCTTTTAATTTTAATATTATTTTATTACCTTTTTTAGAAATCTTAGGTATATAGCTTAAACCTTTAGGATTTCCATCTTCAGATATAGACCATTCATAATTATTTTTAATTAAACTTTCTATGTCTTTTGAATTTTGATTAACTCCAAATCCAAATCTATCCATCTAATATCCCTTCTATATATTCTCTCTTAGATTCTTCTAATTGAGATTTTTTATATCGTTTTGCTAATTTATCAGTAGGCAATCTAAAGAATTGTTGCATACCTCTACCAAATGTAGTGCCATAAGGCTCATCAAATGTTTGGTCTATCTGTCTTACAACTCTACCAAATGGATACATCGTATGTATATGATAATCCATAAATCTTTCCCAATCATTATTCAACGCTGATGAGAATACAGACATAGGTATTCTAGCAACAGGTGGTGTAATGATCTGTAATGGGGCAATAGGGTAGGGGTATTGACCAAAGAAAGCTCTATCACGCTCTTGCTTATCACCAAATAACCATTGACTTGTTTCTTGCAACCAATCATATGGAGGTGGTAATGCTGTATCAAATAATGAATAAGCGAACATAGAGCCTAAAGCCATAGTAAACATATCTATTATAAATAAGTCTTTAAACTTATTAAAGCTATCAGTACCTTCTTTAAAACCATAGAGTTTAGCTTGTTTGTATAATTCTTTTCGTGTTCTAACAGAGTTATATGCAAATGTTTTAAATCGACCTAATACTTTACCAAGTGATGTTCTCATAAACGCTGGTCTATTAGGGGCTGAATATAAAAACTGAGTAGCTTCTATTCCTTTCATAGCATAGTCAATTACAAAAGGGTCATCTAACTTTAAGTCTTTACCAAGTATATCTCTAGCTTTAATAGCATGTGCCAAGTAAGAATTAAATCTTAGATACCTTTCAGTAACTGTCATTGGCAACGCACCTACTTTAATAATAGCGTCTTTAACGCCAAATCTATTTGCTAATTCAAATACTGTTTCGTCTCTAACATCAGGATTTTGCTTAATTAGCTTAGAATATTCCTTAGTGAAAGATTTAAAGGCATCTAATTTGCCTCCTAACGCCTTTTTAAGTGATGGATTGACTTCTAACTCGTTCTTAATATAAGTATCTATCACACCTTTTTCAGCTACCCATTGTCTTAAATCCTTCATGTTCTTGACCTTAGAACCACTCTGTAGATTTAAGGTTGTATCTTTGAGTAACTCATTGAATATAAACTTTTTATCATTAGCTTTAACCCAATTTCTAAGACCTGCTGAGGAAATAGTCATCGTAGTACCACCAAAGATATTAGCTGTCATAGTTCCAGTATTACTAAGTAAAGATAATAACTGGAATCGTGCTTCAGTAGTACCAAGATTACGAAACATTCGTGCATAATATTTCTTTCTGGCTTCAACGCCTGAAGGTAAATCTTTCATGAAAGGCATTTTATAACCATGCTTTTCAAATTGAGTTCTAATCCTCTCTATGCCATTGACTAAAGCTTGGTCTGAGGATAGATAATATAAATTCTTTTTTAATCTTAATGGATCAGTAGCGTTCATTCCATCTGCAATTCTTTGTTCAAAGAATGAGTGATGACCAAATGAATCTCTGATATAAAATCGCAAGTAATCAGAAACAGCTTCTGTAATAGGAGCTTCTTTAGAGTAACCAGCTTTAGTGTAATGCTCTAATTGTTTCTTAGTTAGTTTAACATCTTTATCAAACGCTTTGCGTTTCATCATATCTGCTATTCTATGATGAGCCATAATAGACGCTTGTGCTCTATAATTAGAATGAACCCATTGTTTAGAATAAGTATCAAATACAGAGGAGCGTGTATCATAACCTTTAAGATTAGCTGTTCTTGATTTTGCAGTATCAGGAGCAGACCCAAATCCTATATGGTCTAATCTTTTTTCAATCTGTTCAGGCTTTAGTTTATTAAACGATAAAGACTCGAATAATAAATCATTGAACTGACTATCGTTACGACTTGTCTCGAAAGTATTCTCTAAAAATTCCTTCCTTGCGTTAGCCTCTTTGAGAGCTTGCTTGTCAGTCTTTCCTTTTCCTTTAGCTTGCCTATAGACTGCCTTGAACTCTTTATCAACAAATTCGCTAATTTGTTTTCTTGCTTTACTATTGTAACCAAAATTTGTGTGGGGGAAGTATTTATCAAATTCTATCTTTCCTGTATCAGCATCTTTTTTAAACTTTTCTTTAATCTTATTATAAGTCTTAGGTTTAATTCCTCTGGCTTTTAAATCATTTAATATCATTTGGAAACGCACTCGTTTTAGTACATCAAATGGTATCTTCTCTAAATTAGGAGTAGCATAATTTGGGTCTATATATTTCTTAACAAACTTGTCAACATCTATAGTACCATCCTTACGTCTATCAAGCCAAGACTCTGTCTTGCCATCGTTAATCCATTCCTTTCTAAACCCTTCAAAGAATGTATTAGCATCTTTATTAACCTTATCTATAAGCTCTTTCTTAGTATAAGACTTACCATCTACTTTTATTATATCAGGTAATTCTTTATAGAGCTTATCTTTCGTCACATCGTATTCAACTTTATCATATTTATTCTGACGAATATTATGAACTAGCTTTGTAATCTTATCACTCTCACCTGTGGGTAAATCATTCCTGTATTTAAATATCTTCTGGAGATTACGCTCTGATTTAGATAAATAGGCGTTAAGAGATTTATCGCTACCAGCTTCAGCATTATTCATCCACTTTCTTAAAGCCCCATATGTAGAAGTGTATTGATAAACAGGTTTTAACTTTACACCATCAAGTGTTAGAACAGGTCTTTGGATTGCTTCAAATCTTTGTACATCGTGTTTTAATTGGCGTTCACTTTCTCCTAGACCACCTGTTTCATATGTCCAAGATGTAAAAAAGTTCTCTATATCAGCTTTATTTCTAAAGTGTTTATCGAAGTTACCTCTAAGTTCTGACAACACTTCAAGTTCTTGTTTAGTTGTAGCTTTAGATTTAATAGGGTCTGCACCAAGTAACTTGTCTATAATTTCCTGATGAGTTTCTTTAGGAGTTTTTTCTGTAATTAATTTTTTATCATTAGATTCTTTTATTGCTTTAATATCTAATACTTTAAGCTTTGCAGGCTCTGTAGTAGCTAGTGAATCATAAACTTTATTTAAAGATTTTGATATATCTCTAATTGAGCTATCAGGTATAGTAAGCGTTTCATGAAAATAAGGCTCAAGATTTAATACTCTTTTGCCCATAACATTATAAGATTGAGGAGATAATAATATATAATCAACTAATTTTTTAAGTGGTTCAGGTTGACCTTCTTTAAGTTCAATTATTTTATTTTTAACAATATCTAATTCTTTAGCTTTATTTTCTGTTGAATTTCTATGTTTAAATAATTGCACTTTGTAGTATTTTTTTAAAGCCATTGTATTATCAGAAATTTTTCTTATTTCTTCTCTGGCTTTTTTCTCACCTTTAGCTTTACCAAGTTTTTTAACAAGCATATCTGTATACTGATTAGATACTTCATACATTTTACGAACTGATGCTATCTGTGAAAATTGATTATTAATTGTATTAACTAATTGACCATAATCAATATTACCTGATGCTAATCTTCGTTGCATCTTATCTTTACTTAAATAAGGTCGACCATCTGTATCTTTATATCCAAAGAATGCCCATTCTTTTAATCTGCCTTTAGGCATAGATTCGTACATAGGTGCTAAAAACTTATCTATTTCAATTAATTTGTTTATATCTAAAACATCTCTAACAAAACCATCTTTTTTTAATTTATTAAATATACGAGCAGTAATATGGTCATTTTTAACTTCAGGAGTATTTTTTAATATCTCTGCTAATTCCCAATATTTTAAGGATATTTTAGGACCTTTAGCAGTTTTTCGTTTTGGACTTGGAGTAATAATATCATTTAAATACCTATAATCAGAACTTTCTTTTACAGCGTCAAAGGGTTCTAATTTTTTAAAAAACGATTTGTTTTTACCTGATATTTCAACATTAAATACTTCATTAAAAACATTCCTGACAATAGATTCTCTTGTATTAAAAGTAGAATAATCTGCACTATCAGCAGACCTGTTTACGATTTCTCTACCTAAATATCTCATTAACTCAGGAGAAGATTCATTGTCTTTTAATGTTATTTTAGCATTGCCTTCAGCTATAATTTTGCCCTTTTTTTTCTTTATTAAACGCATCTCATAGTAACCTTTTTTACTAACAAGGTCTGCAAGATTCGTCATAAAAGATTTTTGAGATACTCCATGTTTTAAAGTATTCTTGCCTTCTTTAGCACTTTCAGCTACTCTCATTCTCATTGATGGTGAAAATTTAGATACTACATTTTTATAATCAGATGCTGTACTCCCAAATATTTTATCTACATCAATAGTTCTGCCATCTTTAGATTTATATTCAGAACTTTTATCACCAACTAATTCCCACTCATTTTTTAAATCTTTATAATGTTTTTTTAGTTTTTTACTAAAACCTTGATATAAAAACATTGAGTCAATATCTTTATCAGCACCACCCATATATCTGTCTTGTTTATTATGGGTAACAACTTTAGTACCACCATCTTTTAAAAAGCCTACAACATCTACAACTCTAGCACCACTAACAGAATCCATTGGAATACGCACTATCGTTAGATTTAAAGCGTCTTTTAATTCAGCAGATGGATTTTTACGATATGCATCAAATACTTCACCAAGTGTAGTTAGATTTTTATTTTTATAAACAATAGGTTTAACAGGCATTTCTCTGAATGCATTACCAAGAATAATCTGATTTTCAGTTAAAGGTCTTGATGTTTTAGTCAACCTATCAGCGTTATGAAACACATCTTCTGTTACAGATCCAAAGATGCCTTTACCTGAATATTTCCAATTAGGTCTTGTATATCTATGCATGATATATTTAGTCAACATACCTTCATAATAATCTTTACTAAGTTTATCAAGATGTCGAGCTCCAAAACTGTGCTCACCTACTCTTAGTAACCTCTTAGACCTTTCATGGTAGTTTTTCCATTGCTGACCACCAAACTCAATACTAGAATCAAGGTCTCTGGTAGAGTCCGTTTTAGAAATTACTTTTGCAACCTCCTTTGTTAAGTCATGTTTTCGATGTTTAGTATGGAGCTCAATTATTTTACTAATTGGAATATTATCTACCACAGCTTGTTTACTCTTCATATCACCTGAAGTAACAAGCTTCATTAATTCTTTATTGTCAAACCAGTTTTCAGATTCAACTAATTTTTTAATCTTAGGGTCAAAGCCATCTGCTGACCTTTCTACAACTTCTTTAAAAAATCTTTCTATAGCTTTTGGTGTTTGAATATCTGATAAATTTGTAGACATTTGTTTAGCAACAGAATGATTTCCTTTAACAGACTTAGCTACATTCTCAGTAGTACCGCTTGAAATTCTCCAATGTTCTACAGGCATTTCTAAAATTGATTCAGGTTTAATATTAGCTTCAATACGACCTATTGAACCTTCTTGTGCATTTTTAGATTTATTATATTTATAAGAAACAGGGGAATATGTACCTAAATGCTTTGTAGCACTTTGAAAGAATATTGCATCTACTCCATGAAAGTCCATAAACTCCTGCCATACATTATTAGCTCTTTCACTAGCTAATTTCATGTAATGCATACCATGCTGATTTTTTGTTACAAATACAGGTTTGTGAAATGTAGCACCTGAAGGTAAAGCATTAACCTCAATAGCCCTATCACTTAACTTCTGTTTCATTATACCACTACCATCAGTAGCTGAATTTGTTATACCATTGTTAAATACATCGTTATCTTTAAGTACTATATATTTTAGTTTACCATTAGGTAATTCATTAATATAGTCTCTTGGATTTTGAGGAAAAAACCTGTTACCAATAAGCTGTGTACGTTTATTAAAATCAATTACATTTTTACCGTAAGTAGAATCCTTGCCATTTTTAAGCTCAACTAGTTTATAAAACTTATTAGGAGTAATAGGGTCACCTACACGATGTAGTCCATTAGCTTCAGCCATATAAAGTACATTGCTTATCCACATTTGGCTATGATTATTTATATGCTCTTTATTAGGTTTATTAGCACCTACATAATTAAGATAATCTTTAAAATGTTTATCATAAACATCTCTTGAAACATTTAAAGCCCTTAATACATTGTTTAAATTATTAGGGTTAGCATCAAGATGATAATTAGCTATTATAGCTTTACCGTTATCTTTTAAACCTGAAAATAAATACTTATTTTCTTTATGTAAATTGTTATACAATTCGCCTTTATTTTTAGGCGTTAACAACATTTCTGTTTCAGAGCCTTTAAATACTTTATCAAAAGCATCAAGCACTTCACCATCTTTACTACGAGCATGAGTTAGTACTTTAAAGTTTCCACCTTTCATAAGGTAATTTGCAGGTAAGTTTGTATAATTCATACCAACACTAGTACCAAAAAAATCACCATAAACATTAGGCTCAACAGTAATTTCTTTTTCATTATTAATTTCTATAGCATAAACATTTTGTTTTACACTATTTCTACGCTTTTGATAATAGTCAATAAAATCTCTTTTATTTTTTTGAACAAAACTTTTTGTTTTATCAAAGCTGTTTAAAAAATCATCTACACCTTGTTTCCCATCCTTAAAAGCTTTATCAATCTCAACTTTAATATCATCAAGTTTAAAATCTTTTATATTTTCGCCTTTATCTTGCTGGCGTTTAGCAAGTCTATCAATCAAGTTTCTAGTTTGACTATCCATATCTACAGGGTCAAATACATCCTGTTGTTTCTCAAATTTACTTTCATGTAAATCAGGATTGTTTATATCTGTTTCTATTCCTGTAAATGGATTCTTTTTACGATACGCATTGTATGCAATGTGTCTATATGCGTCATTCAAGTCAGCTTGAGTGTAAGAGGTAGGGGATTTATTAGGCTCTACAACAGAGAGATAATTTCTCGCATAAAGGTCAATATCATGCTTTTGTACCTTAGCCCATCTTACAGCTTCTTGAGTAGACAAGTCTTTTATATATTCTTGTGCTTTAGGAGTGTATTTTTTAAAATCTTTATTTGTTTCAGGTTTATAAGCTTCAGCAGGATAATGACTATCTTTTAATCCTTGAACGAATTTACTGCCTTCAGCTTCATGTGCAGGTCTTGATTTATAGCCAAAGAATCCACCTAGTATAGTCTCATACATTATCATTTCTATTGGTTCATCTCTTAGATAGGCTGGCAAACCCTGGACTGATGCTCCAAGAGAAGTCTTTAAAATAGCCTCAGCTCTCTTCGCTTGTTCAGGTGAACCTTTAAGCATATTATTTAAGCTTACAAAGTTGCCTATACCACCAAATAATCCACCTGCAATTGCACCACCTGTAAATGTACTTAAATATGCATCTGGTCCTTCCCAGATTCCAGAGATAGTTGAGGCTGTTCCAAGACCAACTGCTTCCTCTAATATTCCCCTCGTCTTAGAGCCTTTCATTAAGTATTCTCTAGCATCTAATCCACTCTTCTCTAAACCTCTGTCTAAGAGGCTTTTAGAGGCTTTAGAACCCAACATAGGGGCAGAAATGTTTAACTTTCCAAACTTCTCAACACCCTCTAATGCTTTAGCAGTTTTAGCAAGCCCAGCTTTACCTGCTCTTTTAGCTAAATAACTAGCAGGACCTGCCATAATAGATGGGGCGAAACCTGCAAGATGACCAAGTGAATGGGCTATGCGTTCATATGTATTAGTAGGTTTATCACCAACAGGTAGAGTGGTTAAACCTTCTACAAATCCTGTAGATAATTGTCCTAGAGTACTGAAAAAGCTGAAGTCATCATGCTTTCGAGTAAACTCAATATTAGACATATTAGCTAATTCTTCAAGCTCGTCTAATTGGTCCTCGTTAAATAAATGAGGATTTTTATTGTACTCAGATATAAGAGAGGTTACTCTCTGGTTATAGGACATGTTTATAATTTATTTCTGTTTGGTTGTGGCTAAGTATAATTAAGATGCGTAAGCTAATAGATTGTCTAATCTTTGCATACTACTATCATATTGACCATATCCTAATGGGTCTTGTGCTTTCTTATAGTATTTATTATTATGCATCATAGAACGCATCCGTGCTATCGCTTCTTTAGAGGCTTCTTTACCTTTATCACTAACCTTGCCTGCAAAGTGCATAGCTTCATCTGCTAAGTTTCCTCCTGCTGATGAAACTTTACTTGCAACATTACCTGCTCCTGACGCTACACCTCCAAGACCACCAACTGCTTTCAAGCCTCTGGCTCCTACTCCAAATAAAGCTGTTCCTGTGCCAAAGCCTGTTGCTAACCCTAAGAGGTCCCCAACGCCTGAACCTATCTTGCCTGATAAAGACTCAAATCCATAATCTTCTCCAATCTCTCTAGGCTCCCAACTATTGGGTAGCATTCCTAGTGTTAAGCCTTCACCCATGTTGTATAATAACTTTTGCATACCTTTTGATTCAGCTTTAAATGGTAAGTCATACATGTATGCTATTTGAGCGATTGATTCACCCTGATTCTTGTCAAATAATTGAGGGTTTTTATTATACCTACTTACAAGCTCTACAGCTTTTCTGTATTGGGGTGATAATTTATGTGGTATCATATTTTATCCTATTCTTTAATAATTTGTGGATTTGAAAATATAGAGCCATTGCCAAGCAAAGAATTTATAGCATCATTATCTGTACCTGAAGAATTGCCTAATAATTGAGCGTATTGCAACATGTCAAACAAACTATATCCTGCATTAGGATTTTGATTCATTATATCTAATAATTGTTTCGCTCTATCTCCTTTGCTAGGAGCTTCTGGTAAAAGACCTTGTGATTGGTAGTCCATAGGCTTCATTTCAGATGGAGATTTCATACTTTCTCCTGTAAACCATCTTTTAGCCATTTTATCTAAAAATCCTGTATCTTCATATTTTTGAGCATAATCTTCTCTAGCTTGGTCATAAGCCTGATTGTAATCATATTCAGCACTCTTCTGACCAAGAATAGATTGCATTAATGCATTGTTAATATTAGTTCTAGCGTCTAAAGTGTCTTTAGCAACTTTAGTCCTATCTTTCTCCATTTCAAGGTATTCATTTTTTATAGCTCTATCTAAAGCACTTTCATCTTTTTGATGCTGTCTATCTAAATGACTTTGAATGTTTTTATTAAAATTTTCACCAAAATTAAATTGATTTTGGTATCTAAACATATTTGGTCCTGCCATTTATTGTACCTCGTTTATTAAGTTTGCAACTGCGTTTAATTCTTCAATCATACTATTAATAGGCACGCCTCCGATTCTATAACCTTTATCTTCAGTTAATAAATCAAAGCTTCTTTCAACTCCGTTATACCAATCAACCTTGATTATCTTGCTATTATTAATATAATTGCCTACATTATAATTCTTAGCTCTAACATCATTAATTCTGTGCATATCACAAGTATCTATTTCAGTTCCATTTTCTAAATGTATTTTCAAGAATCGTTTAATATCTGGATTCTCAGCATATTCATGTTTTTGTAATACTTTTACAAGCTCGCCATCAAAACCAATAACTGCGTCTCCTGCTTTTAAATGCTCAATACTTTGCATACCTACAGGCGTATCTATCATCGTTCCCTCAGGTATACATAAAAAAGTCATTTTGGCTGATGCTACGCCACCTATAATATTCCCAGCTTGATTCCATATCGAATCACCTCTCTGCTGATTATTCATAGCTTGATTATAATTACCTTGCAAGCCAAATTCAGTAGCTTGATTTTGAGCATCTGCATTAAACATTGACATTTGATTTGCTTGACTAGCATTAAACTGATTATTTGCTTGACCTAAGCTAGCCCCTGCCATTCCCAAGTTTCCTGCACCTTGATATAATGTGCCAGCTCCTTGTTGTAATCCACCTGCCATATTAAGTAGACTTCCAGCTCCTTGCATTCCTTGCATTCCCATACCACCATATGTAGTAGCTAATCCTAAACCTTGGTCTAACATTGACTCATAACCACTACCTACTTGTTGCATTGCAGTATTACTTTGTTTTCCTGCTATAATATCTCTTAATCCTTTACTACCAGCACCCATACCAGCTAAAGCTTCAGCACCTTGTCTAGCACCCATAGTAGCCTGAGAAGATAAATCTCCCATCATGTTTTGACGCATTCGTGCATACATAGGATTTGAACCATCAGCAAAGCTTTGACTCTGGTTTAAAAAGTTCTGACCTGCTCCCATTAAAGCATTACTAACACCACCCATTTGACCTGCTGTTTGATTCATCAATCCAGCCTGTCCACCCATGTTGTTCATAGCTTGGTTTAAAAAACCCATATCCTGACCTGCTGATGTTGTGGTAGTGGCTGTTGCAGGATTGTAATCCCAATTTTGATTTAACGCTTGTGGTGACCCAAAAGGGTTTGCATCATTCCAAGGAGTGATAGACGCAAAAGCATCATTTACTCCTCCTAGTCCTATACTATCTAAACCTGCACTTAACCAACTCATATTATTTCTCCTTTATACTCCTTGAGTTCCATCATATCTAAAAATTATTGTTGCATTTGTATCATTTGCATCATTTGTAGGGTCAAAGCTAATTGCTATTATATCCCCTGCACTAAAAGTATTATTTGTAGTAAAATCAAATTTATATGCAATATCATCATAATGCATGTCTACTGTTACTTCAGCACTTGCTGTTGAATTAGGGACTTCTGTACCTGAACTAGATTTATGAAGTCCTACAATTGTTGATCCACAAACCTCTTCACTCCTAAAAATTACTTGGTCTAAATATCCATCAAAAGGTACAACCATATGTCTCCATTCATTGCCACCTGATAAAGAAAATGACTCACCTGTAGTAGCACCAAGAGGTATATAAACTTTTGTTCCTGCTGTAGAGCTATAATTAAAGCCACTTGTCTTTATATGTTTAAATGTATTATCTACATATGCTTTAATACTTGAACTTGAACTTATCTTTTTATTGCCAGAGATTCCTGTGCCAACCATATCATCATCATCAATAAATTCAATAATATATCCACTACCATCATTGAATGATAATCTTTGCATATTAGTAAGCCTATAATCACCCATATCAAGATGACCTGTCATAGTACCACCTGAGAGATTAAGCTTGGTAGCAAGTCCATCATATACTACATGATTCTCAACAGGATTAGCACTTGAATCACTTAATGCATCATCAACAGTTATAGAGCCTACATAGTTCTTTAATTGTAAGCCTGTAACATATTTTGTAGAAGTTGCAGTATCATCTCCACCAACATCTATAAGAAATATATCATCATCAGCAATAGTAATACTTGTTCCATCTGTAGCTTGTTTAACGGATACATATAACCCTTTAACCATTCTTATATTTGGATTAGCGTCTGGAGGGGCAATATCTGAAGCAAGAGTTATAGGCATTATGCAGTAATCTTTACTGTTGTGCCTGCACCCAGTTGAGTGTTATCAGACCTTACTACATTATAAGTTTCTACAAATCCACCTTTATTTGTAACACTTAAAGTTTCTATAGTTCCTGCTGAACCTCCAAAATCCATACCCCCAGATAATAAAGCTCCAAGAAGAAAATATGTAAATGTACCATATCTGGTAGGGTAAACAAAATATAAATATTCACCTGCACCTACATCTACAGTAAACCTTGGGTCACCATGAAAAGAAGATGTTTGTCCATCTGTTTGATTTGCTGATTCAGTTACTATTGCACTATTTCCTAAACCTCCTAAATCAGATAAATCCCATCCTGAAGAAGTTGTATCTGTAGAAACCCCCCAATAATAATAATTAACAAGTCTTGCTGTGCTATATGTTTTTATACCAAGATTTGCTCCTGAAAGCATATGTGTTATAGATGATGTATATACTTCATAATTATCACTCCAATCATAATCATTTTTAACATCTAAAGAAGATGTTTTAGTAAATAATGCAGTTACAAAATCAGAGCCACCACTTGTTCCTACTGTAAAGCCAGTACCTGTTCCTGAAGTAGGAATATCAGTCCAATTTGAAGGAAAAGCCATGTGAACATATTTTCCAGCAGATGTGTTTAAATAATCACCACTACCTGTAAAATGGGTTGTAGATATAGATTGAGAAGAATTTGTAGCCGACCAATCATCTTTTCCTAATCCCTGCACTATACCTTCATCAGGAGTTTGAGTACTATTAGTACCCCACCAATATTGTGTTATAGGAGTTACACCATTATAGGCACTTATTTTACCTTCACCTAAAGTTGCTTTAGTACTTCTCCATATTGCATAAGTTTCTGCAAATCCAGCAGGATTAGTCCATGATACTGAATCCTCAGTTTCTGTCATACCAATAGAACCTAAAGGATTGCTTCCTGTAGGATTCCATTGAAATTCATCTGCTGTAATGTTCCAGCCAGTAGGAATAGCAATATAAACATACTGACCTATACCACCTGTAATATTAGCATAAGAAGAATTTGCAGTTGTATTTGAAGTAGTTGTAAGAGCAACAGTAGTTAGTGTACTATTTATATGATCTTCAGTAGTAAGAGTAGAAGAACTACTACCAGTCCTAATTTGATTCATAGGAGTAGAAGAATAAAATGTATTAACCAATAAAAGTATACTACTATCTAAATCAACACCTGTTAAATTAGATGTCCATAAATCATAATCTTCAGCAAAACCATTTTCATTTGTAACTGAATAAGTACTACCATCTTTAGTAAACCCTGCTGTCATTCCTTCTAATCTAAAATCAGTAGCTAATGGGTCTGTATATCTACTTGGATAAGCAACCCATATTTTTTCAGAATCAGCCAAACTACTGATAGTTTCAGACATTGTTTGAAAACTACTTGTACCTGCATCTACATTACTTAATGCCTCTATTGCTCCAGCAGAAGCTGTAGCTGATGATTTACCAACATACTGCCAATTCCTTATAGTAGAACCATTGTCAGAGGTTAATGTATAAGTAGCACTTGTTCTTTCTACTACACATCTGTAAAATCTAAAAGTCTCTGTATATCCTTGTGCATTTTGATAACTTGCTGTAGCTGTTTCAAAGTTAGCTGTTATATCATCTATTCTAAATGCCCCATTTATAGCATTTGATATTGTACCAAATCTACTTGCATAAGCAATGCAAAGATTATTACCTCCACTTGTTTGGTTATTCCAATTCTTTGTAGTATCTAAACCACTATCAGAGCCTCTATCTGTTAAAGTATTAGGGTCAATACTACCAACTGCTGAAGATGTAGCTCCTTGAAAATAATGGTTTATAGGAGTAGCAGGAAAAGTTGTATCTACAACAGGGTCAGTACTACCAAGTTGTGCTATGTTGGAAACATACACTTTAAAGTCAGAGTCAAATCCATTAGCATTTGTATAGTCTGCTACAGTTTGTTTAGTAAAACCTGCTGTATAATCACCTATTCTTATATCAGTAGGGTCTAAATCAGCATAATGGTCATCATATGCATATACCATCCAATCATTAGAACCTGCTTCAGGCATTGAGCTTAAAGTTCTACTTACAAGATTAGTAGTAATTGATTGTGTTAAGTTATTTATATCTGCTTCATTTATTGAAGGAGAACCTGAATTATTCTTTATCCCCCACCTCATTACATTATAAAAATAATGTGTAGTACCTTCAGTTAATTCATGAGTACCACTTGAAGCTTCAGCAGTATACCTAAATTTTACAGTACCACCTACAGATGAAGGATATGGTATACCAGCTACATTATTAGTAGGGGTTGTATCGGTTTCATTTGAAATAACTAAATAAGGGTCTGCTTGTATTTCTTCAATTTTAGCAGACACATTTGGAGGACCATTATTATAACTTACAGCAAAAGTATGAGCTCCTTGATCTTTCCAATTACCTGAACCTATTAAATGGCTTGAACCACTTATTTCATCTGAGAAAGTATTTAAGGTAAAATTTAAATCTACTTCGCCATCTTTATAACTGTAATATAATTTAGAATTTGTATCAGAATACCACCATATTTTACCTGCATCTTTTTCTAATATTATATCTACACTTGAAAAATCAGATGCTGATGTAGGAGCTGTATCTGTTAAAGTTATTTCAGAGCCTCCTCCTCCTCCTGTTGCAGTACTTGATGTTAGACTTGAAATATGTCCATAAGTATCTAATGTAATATTTTGTATAAATTGCTGACCTGAATTATCAGATGATATTTGAGAAGATGTGTCAGCATGAGATAATGTTGCAACACCTGATGTTGAACCTCCTGTTAATCCACCTCCTGATGCAACTTCTGTTATATCTCCAGAGCCACCTCCACCTCCAGAGATACCTGTCAATGCACTCCCATCACCATAGAACTTTTCAGCATAAACATTCTTAAACGAATTGTTTTCATCACCTAGATTGTAAGATAAATCTTCATTAGGGACTAAGTCTCCTATAACGCTCTTAGAGCTCTTAATATCTATATATTGATTAACGTTATCAATGACGTCATTAAGGTCGTCATAGACCTGTTGAAAGGCTCTATTTTCAAGCTTAACATAAGGACTTCTTTTTTTAGAAACAGCCATTAGGTAGGCGTACCTCTAAGTGTTCTATAATTTAAAGAAACAGTTGATAACCTACCTGCTCCTGTACCTGTAATTTTTAGTTGAGTAGAGTACATTTTAGCTGGAAGAGATAGGGTGGTTATGTTTTCATAGTCATCATCATCTGCATCATACTCAGTAACAGCATAGCTATTAATAGGTATTGCTGATATAGTTACATTGGCAGATTTATCTGAATCTATTTTAATCAATGATTTTTGTTGGCTATTATTGCCAAACATAATCTTATTACTAACCCATTCAAAGCTAGTTCTTGTAGCAATTTGGTTATCTTGAGATATACTTACGGTAGGGGATATTGCGTATATGCCTACACTTGTAGCTAAAAAACAAGTTCCTACTGCAATAAAATATGAATAGACTGTACAATTTATATCTGTATCTACATAAGGGGCTTTCCATAAATGCCAAGTATTCTGATCAATGCTATAAACAAGAGCTTTAGATATATTAGGTTTATTGAATGTGACCATTATTGAATTATTAATAGGGTTATAAGCAATTATATTATCAGTACCACCTGAAGTATCATATCCTAATATTTGATTAAATGAGCCATATCCCATTTTACCACTCACGTCTCCAAGAGCTGTGTTAAGATTGGGAAATTCAACAGGCTGACTAATAATCTTTGAGAAATTACCATTGTTCATATAGACATGATTATTGTCAAAATGGAACATTCCTTGTTCAGTAACCAATACAGCTTTCTGATGAGACGCTCCTGCTCCTACAAATGTATCTTCTATATAGAAATTATTAGGCTCTATTTTGTAAACACTATTTTTCCCAAATGCGTACAACCTTCCATTCCAAAATGATAAAGCTGTAGGTGTTTCTGGGAGTATAAGAAAATCGACTGACCAGTCGAATATACTATATTTAAAAGCTTTAGATTTGAATATATAATTCTTGGCATCTCCAATATCTGCCTGAGTACCTGCTCCTACAAAATGAAAGTCATTACCAGTTGTGGAAACACCATATTTAATAGATGTATTACCAACTACTTCATTTATACCTGTAATTGCCTCATAAGAAGATGTTGTTCTACCTATATCTATAAATTTTGCTACACCTGCACTACCTCCACTAGACCATTCTGTATCTAACGCTATTTGCTTCATAAAACGATAAGGTGTTTCTTCTACGTTGCTTGAACTGCCTGATGGTGAATAAGCTCTGTATATATTTACATGAGAGACTCTTTTTGATAGATTGGCTTCTGTGCCAATTGACAAATTAAATTCAATCTGATTTGTATTTGTAGCTACAAAAGAATTAGCACCTGTATCAGGGGCAACTAGAGGAGATTCTTGATAACCATCGTATGTTAAAGAATATTTATAAAAATATTTATAGCCACTTATAATTCCTTGAGATTCTTCGCTGTCATGAGCAGGTGTGGTCATTGTAAACTCATTATTATAAGGCTTACATTCATCATGACCTGCATAATAATTAGAAGGAGTTTTAGTTGGAACGTCTCCTGCACTTTGACCTGATGGAGTTATCCACCATTGACCATAAGATAAATAACCCACCCATTTTGCCTCAGCAGGAGTAGCATAATTGGCTTGACCAAAATGTATAGACTGATTTTTAACAACACTTGTATTGTCAGCATATACGCTATAACTACTTCCTATCTCAACTTTAGCTGATGTTTCAATATTATCTGAACCAGCGTCTAAATGTACTGATGGTAAAACCATAAGCTTACTATCAGTACCATCTATATATACAATATCAGCGACATTCTGTTCACTTCTAATTATATTTATAAATCTAGTACTTTGGTCATCACCATTACCCCCTACATCTAAAATCTCATCTGCTATTCTACCTTCTAATACACCATACTCTGAATAAAAATCTACATTCTCAGCAAAAGACGCTGTATTAGGAGTGGCATCTGAACTATCAATTCGATAATCTATACCTTTAAAATCTCTTATTTCTAAAAGCTGTTTAGGCATTAAAACTCGTAAGCACCGTATCCAAAACGACTAGCATTGCTAGCTTGGTTTTCATTAAACTTAGCGACTTCTTCGCTAGGAACTTCATCAAAATCACGACTATCATAACCTAAAGCTTTATCTAAAGCAGGTATACCTTTATAAGGCTCATTAGCCTGTATTTTACGCATTACATGTAAAGACTTAGGACCAAACATCCCATCCACTTTAAGACCTGCTCTTTCCTGCCATTGCTTAACAGCTTCAGGATTTGATATATCAAGTTCTTTCGACATCTGCCTCAAGGTTATTAAATTTTTAGAATCTTCTAAAGTCTGCTTGTACATTTGGTCACTTTTTTCATAATTATTAGCAATTGCCTGTCTTTGACCTTTGTCTGCGTTTGCCACTACTTGTGCTTCAGCATCAGAACTTAAGTTGTATGTATCTTTCATTCTATTCTGTTTAAACCTGTCCATACTATCTCTTAACCTTCCAAAAACTCTACCCTTTTCTCCTCCTTGAAACAAGCCTTTATCGTCAGTCATTAAACCTCTATCAGCAATTTCTTTTCCAATTAAATTTAATAAATTTTGATCCATATTTATTTACCCCCTAATAACCTTTCCATTATAAGTAGTTTTACCATTAATAATATTTAATACGATAAGATTGTACAACCCATTGTCATAAAAATCTATGACCCCAACATTATGAGTCCAGTTTGTTTTTCTATTCTTTAAAAAAGACTTTTCCATTTTACATAAACAACCCATACTTTGAGCCATCTTAGGACCATCCATGTGCGTCATGACAGACCTCTGTGCATCATGCGTATGACCGTAAATAACATTTGCCCCCATGTTTTGTAAATGAGTACGAGTATGATTAACAGAAGAGTAATGACCTCCATGATACGCATATAGCTTAGAACCATTAACTTTAAAGAGTTTACCATAGGGGTGCCATTTATAGCCTCTCTCTTTAATCTTAAGAACATTCTTTGAACTAAGTTCAGGTAGATAAGGGTGCTCTTCAACGAAGTGGTCAAACCAGATTTCATGGTTTCCCTGTGCAAAGACTTTCTTTTCACATTTAACTTCATTAAGAACTGCGTCAATTCTATCTAGTCCTTTACTTACTTGTTCAACTTCTTTATATATTTCAGGTAGAATATAATCAATAGGAGGGCGTTTTTTCTTCTTCCACTTCCAATGAGAAACAGACTCCCCTTCTACAAAATCGCCTAGACACAAAAAGTAACTAGGCTTAATCTCTCGTATGACATTTAAAGCACAGCTAAGTGCTTTTTCATCATGATGAGGATAATGTATATCTGGGAATATAACCCCAGTATCGTAAACACCCTTCGGCATCTATATAATATGTAATTTGTTGATTGCTACCCTTTAATTTCAAAGTGTACGAGATCATCGAAATTGTTATCCTTTAAATCGTTATCACTATCCCAGTCTCCACCATATCTAATATCTATATTGAGCTGTTTTGCAGTTCCCAAAACAAAGCCAGCAAAATACTGAAAACGCTCCCTATCATCCCAATCAATAGGATAAGGAGCCACATCAACTGCGTTGGATGGTAATTTGTTATGCTTCCCATGGGGAAATTGTTTTTGAGAATTGCCAGCTTTGTACGCCTTATTTTGGGCTTTTTCTCCTCTGTGTCCACATGTGACTGAGCAGTCAAAGTGCTTAACCACTTCGTTAAATAATGTTTGCAATTTTTCATTACAAGTAGATAACCTTTTTTTTGATGTATCTGAAAAGCTTGGCACTAAGCTTTACCTTTACTTAAAACACCTTCTACAATATCTATTAAAGCATCGACTACTTTCTCTGCTAAAACCTGTTCTTTTTCTTCACTTACAAATGGCAAATTAATTTTCTTATTTAGAGACGTAGCTATCTCTGTTTTTTTATCTTTTAATGACATTACAACCATATTTACTAGCATTCACATATTCCTTTTAATTCATTTAACGCTTCAAGTTTACCTACTCTCTTATGGTATTCAGCCTCAATCTGTTTTAATTCAGACTCTAATTGAGCTATCTTATCCTCTAATGTAGGTTTAGGCTTATCTATTGGTTTAGTCTTAGCCAACTGTCTCTCCTTTTCCTTTATCTTCTAATTGAACAAATGCAGTAACTATAGGGGCAGGCTGTTTAGTCATAGTTTGTAGATGAGTAGATACAGCAGTTTTAATCTCATCTTTTGTAGCTTCTTCAGATAATGTTATATCAGCCCAATCATAGTAATTACCATCTGCATCATTAACACCTACAATCATGCTTTTAAAAGTATCTCCTACCATCTTTTTATCTAACCTTGTTATTGTACAGGCATTTGCTTCTGCTTCTGTAAAGTTTGCCATTTATTTATCCTTTATTTTAATCATGACCTATAGCTGACCATGCCCAACCTGTGTAAACTAATTGGACAATTCTATGTCCATTTTTTGCCAAAGTAATATCACTTCCAATATAAAACCCATTTAGTTCAGGATTGTGTTTTAAAGTAACGTCACCATTATCGAGATTATCAACATTTAAATATATAATTTGCCCTAATTTTGGATTCCCACCATTGTAAGTAATATTATATAAATTTTGAGCTGATGCAGTTTGTTCTATTTCAACATATCCATCATTAGTAATGTCTATAGTTTCATCTCCAGCACCACCTGAAATAGCATAATTATTATATGTTGGATAATCATTAACTGAATGTGATATTAAATTCCACTTAGAACTCCAATACATTAACATGATAGAATCTTCTGCCTGAGTTAATATCTTATCTTCCCCCATAAGTAAATTCCCAGTACCATGTTTTAGGGTTATTTCATGACTATCAGAGTGAAGTCTTAAGACTAAAATCTGTCCATCAGCAGGACTTGCACCACTTGGACCATTAATAGTAACTAAATCATCAGTATTACCAGATTCTGGCAATACCGAATGAACACAATGGTCAATTTCTATTACACCACTAGCAATTTCTTTATTGTAGCCAAGCTCAAGAGAAAATGTGCCATTTACTTGTAGTTTAGTAACAGGACTAGAACTACCTATACCCACATTACCACTTGAATCAATTGTAAACTTTTGAAGATCATTTATAAAATATCTCAAATCTTGATTAGTAGAATCATGGTCTAAAAATGCACTGACTGTGCTTCCATTGTTTTTTAACCAACTTATTCTACCAAAAGCATCATCACTTTCTGGATGAAATTTTATTTCTGCATTAGAGCCACCATCAACCTGTTGAACTTGAACTACTCCTTTACAAAGAAGAGTACCAGAAGTATTTATTCTTAATCTTTCTACACTATTTGTCTTTGCCTGTAATCCATTGCTAGTACTGAATTTTATAGCCTCAGTACCTTCTACATTTGATAGCCATGAACCACTATCTACTCTAACATTACCACTAGCATCTATACTTAAATGACCTGTGCCACTAGGACCATCTGCACCTGTTTTAAAATGTAATATTGAATCTTTATGATGCCATATACATGCTTTTTTAGTATCCTCATGCATAAAGTGTATCTCTCCATATTCACTATTACCGTTTGCATCAAGATAAAATCTGGATGAACCTGATCCTGTTGTTGCACTAGATTGCAATTTAAACTCAACATTGGTGCTTGGATGGCTTACATGTAAATTATATAAAGGACTTGCTGTACCTACACCTACTCTGTTAGTAGACTTATCTACAACAAGAGTATTATTATCTATGTTTAAATCTGTGCTAGTATCAATAATCTGATTGATAGCACTATTAACATTAACTGCTGTTTGGTCTAAATTATAATTAGGCATACTTTACACCTCCACATTTACACGAAGGTCTTTATGACTACCATCATCTTCTGTGCTTCTAAGATCAGACATACCCCCTAAAAAATTTCCTGCTCTTAATTCATTTATAATATAAGATGTTATTCTCGATATAGCTGTTTTAACTAAATTTAATCCTATTGATAACATATTACGCTCCTTTGTAAGCTATACATTTACCTGCATCTACAGTTATAGCTGTAAATTCACCAAATATTGTTATTCCTTTAGGGATAGTTACACCTGTAAGCGCAGTGCCATCTCTTCCAGCGTCTGTAAGTGTAGTAAAATATGTATCGCTAATCATTGTTATAGCGTTATATGTAGTGCTAGCTGTTGAGTTATTACCATCTACCATATAGGTAGAACCTGCTTGTCCTAATCCTATATTTCCTGCTTCTTGAACTGATAATTTGTGCATTGATTTTGCCATTTTTCTTCCTCTCTAAGCTTTGGCTGTTGCGTGAATGAGACCGTTAATACTCACCTCCAATGATGTTATAACCACCAGAGATTTTATTTTCGTTTTTAATTCTTTTCCCTCGTCTAACATAATCCATATACTCTGATTTATAATACTGAGCCATCTGTGGATTACCTTTTATTTCAGCACATTTCTGCATAACCTTACATACAACGCCATATGCTAAAGCGTTTGGAAAGATTACATTCTCTCCAAGTTCACTAATCTTTTTTGTTAAATCTGAAGATGTAAATTTATCAGGGCGTTTATGATGATGAACTCTTAGTGTTTTGCCTGTTACATCTAAAGTAGTAATTTTATTTGTAGACTCGCTATAAACACCTATACCAAGCTTACCATCTTTTATAAACCATACATTGCTACTAAGTGACATCTGTATCCTCTATTGGTCCTGTATATCTATCTAATGCTATATTGTCTAAATCAACTTTATTAATAGAAAGTATTTCATCATCAAAGTTTTCAAATAAATAATAATACCTGTTTGAACTATTTGGCTTAATGCTTACATCTAAAAAATCCATATACATTGCTGTAGAGCTATTATTAAATAGATTATAGATATAATAATCTGCTGTAGATGTAGGAGTAATATTATAAGTAAGTGTATAATTTTCATATGCTATAGGAGATATTAAACCATCTCCTATTGATATATTCCCCGCCAATGTAGTACCACCTGCTATCGCTGAAGGTATAACAAGGCTTTTTACTTGACTATTACTATCAGCTTGTTGAGGCTTTACAGTCAAGGTAACAGTATATTCAATATTTTTATAAAGTTTTATACCTGTTGTATTTCTAAATCCTTGTCCATGAGTCCACCAAGCTGAACCTAAATCACCTCCATCAAGTGTAACTCTATATGCTCCACCTGCATTTGAAGTAGTAGGGTCAGAAGAACTAGAACCCCAATATTCAGTCCAACCTGAATTATCACTAGAAAATGTATTATTACTTACTTTTTCAGTAAATGCTAATGTTTTAGTATCTGTTAAAACTCTAGTCTCTTCTACAAACTCATCTAACGCATCATTGAGTAATAGACGCAATTGCGTTTCTCCCATATCAGGATATATCTGCTGAATACTCTCAATCATTTGCTGTTGAGTCATTATGATTTAGCTCCTGTAAGTCTTTGTATTTCTTTCTGATATAAAGCTGAGGTAGAGGCGATAAGCCCTTGAATTGTTTGAGCTAATTCTGTATCCTCATCTGTTACAATTAACGCACCTAGCTTTTTATTTAATAACTTTATAGACGCTGATAATACAACTGCATGTTCTGCTGTGTCTGGAAATTGATTTATTGCAGTAAGGTCGTGTGTTACTGGAGGATATGCAATATGGTCTACATTCCCATCACTAGGTTTAATTTCTAAATTTTTATCACTTTTAATATAATAAGCAGGAGTTCGTGCAGTTGCATAATGAATAGAATTAGAATCAGAAACTTGAGTTGATAAACCTAAAGGTACTTCTTTAGCAATATATCCACCTGATGTCACTCTTAATATTCGCTTATTCTCTACATCAAGAACATTCGAGCTTGTAGCAGATGTAGAAGCATGTTTTAATAGCATAGCATCAGGCAGTATATCCAATACTTCCTTGGCTGAGGCTGTTAAAGCGTCATCTACATCAGTTGATGCACCTACATCATATCCTACTATATTATCTATTTGTAAACTAAAAGCTTGCATAAACTCCTAAATAATAGGGGAGAGTTACCCCTCCCCTAAGATTATTTATTAAGATATAGCAGTTATAAATGCCAAATCTGAACTTGCGTCTGTTATTAGCCATTTAGACCCATCACAAACTAAACTCATCTTTGAACCTGCTTTAGAGGCATCAGCAAATCCTCTACTTGCACCTGAAGTTGCATAAGCACTAGCACCTGTATCGCTATCAATTAAAAATCCTACGATATTGGTATCAGAAGTAACTAATACCTGTGTACTTCCATGATTAGCTACTCCTAAAATAATAGAAGTAACATAGCCTTTGCTTGATGCAGTTGCTGGCAATGTTATGGTAATATTACCTTCTGAACTTCCGTCTACAACTATTGTCTTTCCTGTGTCAGCTAAAGACAAAGTAGTGCTAGCAGAAACTGCTTTAATACCTGCGTTTGTACCACCTAAATAAGGTCTAGCCATTGACTGCCTCCTTACGCTGTGATTTTAAACAGATTGTGTGATTCTATTAATGACACACCAATTCCTTCATCTGAGAAGTACTGATCTTTAACACCATCATAGGCATTATCTGTTTTAATGTTTGTTTGATACATTTGGTTTCTGTACTGAGCGTGGAACATATTACTATCATCAATAACAAGCATGTGTTTGTTATATGGTCCTCTAAGTGCAGGAGTTGGTATCAATTGTAATATTCCATGAGGTGTTTCTAAAGCTTTATAATTAAAACCTAAAGCATCTCTTTTCATATCACTAATATTAACAGTCCAACCTGAGTTGCCTGCCATACCTGTATTACCAGCCATTTTAGACCAATAACCTAATGCACCTGCTCCACAAAAAGCCTGTTTAACACCTGCTTCTGGAACATATTGGAATACTTTTTCCATATCATCAACAAAGTTACTATATGAGTAACTTGCTTCAGATGCTGTAAAAATATTCTGATAATCTTTAGTGGTGTCAGAACTACCATACTTATTAATAGCAGAAACAATACCATAGGTAGTACGAGCTTTACCACTCACACCACCTGTTGAAATTGTTCTACCAGCGTCATTAAAGGAATCTGAAAAAGAGCCAGCTTGATTACTTTCACCAAGATTTGTACCTTGAAGTGATTGTCCAAACAAAAATGCTTTTTCTTTCTGCATTTTATGTTCTTGACCCTTCATAATACGGAGTCTTGCAAGCTCAGAAGATTCACCTTTAAGTGATGCTTGTAATAATGTGCCTGTAATCTCTAAAGGTGTTTTAAAGATTTGAGTTGAGTTCCAAACTACTTCTAGTTCATCTTGCCATGCTTCAGGTGAATAAGTTCCTTCACCAAATGCATTTCCTACAACATGAAGAAAGTCATTATTAGCAGTTACAACTGTTCCAGCTTGAAGTGAAGTAAATAATGGTTCACCTCCAACAACTGATTTTACAATTACTGTACCTTTATTAGTGGTCTCAGCCTCATTCCATACTTCAAAAATCAAACCTACCCATGAATCATCAGCAGGATTTGCTAGATTTTCAATATTATCTATGTTAGTTGCTAATCCAACATCGTTGTCTGGAATTGTAATAACTTCTGTAGCTTGACATTTTTGTTTTACCCATGGATTTCTATGTTCAAACATCTTGAAAGTTGGGTCATTTGTTTGTCTAGTTTCTTTAGTAGAAACTACTGTAGTAAAGGGAGTTACATCAGTCCAGAGTTCTTTCGTCACATTCGGGTCGATGTAAAAGTCTCTACGGTCTGTATAAAGAACACCTGATGCTCCTAGGTCCTTAGTTGCCATTTATTCTATCTCCTTTTGGCGTTAGAAAATAGAGACGCTGAGAAAGCTTGGTCATCTGTCATTTGAGCAGGAGCTTGTCCTTTTTGAACTGCTGTAGTCATTGGGACTTTTAAACGCTCTTGCTGTTGTTGCATCTGTACCACTTTCTGTTGTGACTCTATTTGTTGTTGATTACCGTTTTTTTGCATTTCATAGAGTGCTTTAAGATTATTCATAGAGATATTTGATGGATTGGAAGCCCATTGAACAAAGCTGTCTGCATCTGTTTCAGTATAACCCCATGACGCAATTGCGTTATTACGAGTGTTGTTATGTAACATCTGCTGTTGTTGAACTTGCATAGCTTGTTGCTGTTGCATTTGACGAGCTTGGTCAATATTGCCATACCAATCTATCATATCGTCTCTATGTTTATCTAAAGACATTCTATATTTAAACGACTCACTATTTGGGTCGTTGTACGCATCGACCTCGTTGTAAGAATGTGGTTTCTCTGGTCTGAGAGGTTTCTGCAATGATGTCTCTTGTGGATTTCCCTGTTGAGGGTTTAACCCTTGAGGTTGACCATTGGATAACGATTCTAAGTTATCGAGCACTTTTGGATTCGATTTAATCATTTGTTCAACTGGACCTAAAGTATTTTTATAGTAATCCAGTTCATCCTGTACTCCTCTTAGCTCATTCTTTACCTTGTCAGTTTGTGATTGCCAGTATTCATGTCTACGAGGGTCATCTTTAATCTCGCCCTGCTCTACTGATTCCTGTTGAGGAACAGCCTCTTGAGTTTGGGGTTGAGTTACATCTCCAATTGGAAATGTCTGCCCTTGGGGCATACCTTGTTCAGCAATTGATTGATTTCCAAATATAGGGTCTGCTGTTACAGGGGTACTCTCTGCTTGAGGTATCTGTGCAGTCTCTACTGGAAACTCACCAGCATTACTTGTTTCTAGGATTTGGTCCATTATTTATTACCTTTGTTTTCGTTGTTTGTCATAGACAGCAACAACATTAAGCCAGACCTAACATTTCTTCATTTAGATCTGTTTGTTCGGTGCCTTTATCTCCCTGCACCTCTTTGACAGCCTCCTTGACTTTACTAAGTTCATCTGATGCTCTTGATTTATAAAGAGATGATGCCATTTCAACTTTAGCCTCAGCTTTAGCTAACTTGACTTCATATTTCATCAGTTCAACACGTTTACGGTCATGAAGTGATTCTCTCTGTGCAGTTTGAAGGTCACCTTTAAGTTTCTTAACTTCTTCATTCATCTGTTGCACTTGACCTTGGAGTTGGGCTGTTTGACTGGACCTCTGTAAAACGCCTTCCATATCAGCAACATCTGTTTGTTTTAATAATTCTGTTTGGTCGATAACACCCATTGAATACAATTCTTTATAATATTCAAAACGAGCCCATCGGTTGGAGGGTAGGGTAGAGCCACTAACGACAACAACATCGTACTTACCGATAGTAACATCATTAATTCTACCTATAAATCGTCCTGTAACATCAGAGTACATATTCTGATTAATTCTTAATTCTTTTGGAACACCTGAGTTTGGCTGGATTAAACGGACAACTTTCTCATTGGTAAAGTAAGCTTGTATTAAACCTACAATTACTTTAGCCATCATATTTAAAGAGAACTCAATATCGTCTTTTTTAGACTTGATTCTTCTCTGTCCGTACTCATCAAGAGCCACAGTACCTTTATAGGTCTGCGGTGCCGAACCTTGGTCTCCTTGCATTAAAGCGTAAATACCTAATATTCTTTCAATATCAGCTTTAGCATCTGCTTCATTTTTATACAACTCATTAGGTAATGGTACTGGACCTGCTACAATCGGCTGTCCTAGTTCAGGGTCGTATTCTATAACCGCAGTACCTGCACGACCCCATTGTTCTTCCAGTTCTTTTCTATCCATGCTACCCCTAGGTATTAGCAGCTTCACATTAGTTGAACTGGATGCATGAGCAATAATAAGGGAACGAATCTTATTAATATACTCCTGTAGACCCTTGACAAGACGAACATCACTAATTGGGAAAGGATTTCTGTTATGACCATTCATAAAGGCAACAATTGGATAGTGTTCAATCGGTTTAATTGTTGAATACATCTCTTTATCACCTACTGCTACATTGCATTCAATATGGTCTACAATAATATCGTTTACCTTGATATGACCTTCTTGAATTATATCAGCGATTGTCATTGGAACAATATCTGTTGTTGAATTAGGAATAGAGTTTTCAGTCTCCTTACCTTTAACCTGAATAGGCTGACCTGTCATTTGGTCCATTGTTAAATGGAACCTACCATCATATTGGTCATATAAGGCTTGCGTCTGTTCTACCATTCTAGGATCAGTCACTATCTGCTCACCTTGAGGTCCTAATATCAAAAACGCTGGTTGCTCAATATATTTTTGGAAATCTTCTTCTTTTAATATCTGCTCTTGGTCCATCATCGGGTCATAAGTACGCTTGTATGGAATCTTTATTTTTGTAAAGCGTTCAAATAACTCTAGCTCTTCATCATCATCATTTGCCACAGAACCATTAGACATAAAGCGTTCACCTGATACCTGTTCATCATATATACCATGTCTTGTGGTACTAACTGCTGAGGTATAATCAGTTGGGACTGCTTCTTGTACAATTTCTGCGTAGTCTGGATAATCAGCTTTAAGCTGACTTCTCATAATCTTTTTAGCCACAATAATGTGAGACGCATCCTGTAAGAATGGGTCAACACTATTGGGGTCGATATATAAATGTAAAGGGTCAACTGCTTTTACAAACACTTCGCCTTTACCATAATCAGCATTAGGGTCGTAATACGCACACATGGCTCCCATGCCTTTTACATAGTAATCATCAATTACTTGTTTTAAAACGCTGTCCCCATTCGAGTTATCCCAGACCCATGTCATTAAATCTGAGAATATTCGACCTGTATTTACATCACTATCATCTCTGCCTGTAGATTGGAATTTAGGGGCATTTGAGGTAAGCATAGCTTTCGCCTGCTCTACTGCGGAATGGACTACATTGACAACAACAGGTGTTTGAGCTCTTTTCTTTAAAGCGTCAACATGCTTGTCTTGCCATTGTTTACCGTAACGAAATTCATTATCTTCTACAGCCTGTTTAGCCCATTTAGAGCGTGCAGAGCTGTACTCTTCTAATAAATCATGCGTAAGCTTGACTGAATCGGATTTTTGGGACATTGATGCGTTATACTCATAAGTACTGCAAAAGTTCCCTTAAGTACTATATAATTACGCTGTGAACCAACTATGATCGTTTGAAAAGATGTTTCTCTTTTTGTTATTATCCTGGGATTCAGCCTTGTGCGTAGGAGTATAAGCTTTCTTATTCGCATAATAAAACCCATCAAGTAAATCATCATGCTTTGAACGTGGATATAAGAGGAGCTCGTTCTTAAAATCCTGCATATCTTCCTGCATTAAAACTTTCTTTTGAGCGAAGTAAGGTTGGAGTGTTTCCAGTCTTGACGATTTTGAGTTTCTTGGGTTTTCTTTAATTTCAAGACCTGATATAAAAAGACCTTCTTCTTCACAACGCTGACGGATGTATTCTCGTAGCATTTCCTGATAGCCTACAGATTCTATCCTGCATTTATCAGGTTTATATAATTTAAACCTTTCTAAAATAGCATCAGCTAAAGCCATAGGGGAAACACGTTTACGGAAATAAGGTAGAAGGTAGCGGTTATTATCCTTATCAACAGCCACAGTAACAATAGTTGAAAAATCAGCAGTTTGTCGAGTAGAAGATGCAGGGTCAATACCCATAAAAATATTAACAGGGATTTTCTTATCGCATATCTCTCCTCTAAACTTTGTAAGATGTAAGACCTTATCTGATTCCAAATTTCCTTCATAAAATTGAAAATACTCCTCTTTGAACAACTGGTCCTCATCACCTACAATTTCACATAAGTATTCTCTATAAAACACAGAAACCCTGCTGATGGATTCTAATTCTTCTTTCTTTTGTTTTAGTTTACTAATCGGTTGCCATTCTTCCCATAATGCTCTATTATTATCCATATCAGGTTTAAACAGCATATTATTCCAACCCTTCATTTCTTTGAGCGTCTCCACGAGGCATCTTTGATGGATAGGTGTACCAATAACAGCGAGTCTACCTTTCATCGGATCAAGAGAGGGAACAGCAGATTGAAGTAACCATCTTAGATTGCCTTCCATCGCTTCGGCTGTCTTAGTATTGTTCTCATCCTCAGGGTCATCTACTACAATAAGTGTAGGTCTTTGGTTTCCATGTTTAATTCCTCTAAGCTGTTGTCCTGTACCTTTACAGATAATCATAGAACCATCCTTAAGTTCTATTTCAGTCTTAGCCCATGCTTTAGCAGAATGCATACCCCAATAACCAAATAACGCCCTCAAGGATTCAGAATAATCTAATGCATCTTTAATCGTACCCAGCAGTTTAACAGCATGGTCTTGAGTACGTGACACCAGTACAATCAGTTTCGGTCCTTTATCAAAGAACAAATGGTATAAAGGATAAACGCCCCCTACGATAGATGACTTGGCATGTCCTCTAGGTGCAATAATATTAATCTGTTTTTCATCTCTATCCATCAATACATCGGCAATCGTATAATGGAAGTCAGGAGAGGCAGATACAAACATATTAGGCATTATAACTTTACCAAAAAGAATCATATTTCCTTTGAGTTTAGTTAATACTTCCTGTTGTGCTTTTTGTTCTTTATTCACTTAATTCTTTCGTTTCAGACATCTTAATAGACTTCTTTTCTTCACTATTAATAGCATCTA